GTCGCAAATGGCTCAAATGCTGGAAACAGACGAATTGTCCATCCGGCGCATGGAAATGTCGCCAGCGGCAAAAAACCATCGCAAACCGGCGCGTCGCATGGCGCGCTTGATGCAAGCTTATCTAGACGGCTGGCGGCCGCCAGACTGGCCAGGATAGGCCCAAAAACAAACCCGGCGCATGACGCCGGGTTTTTTCTTGCCCTATGTGCGCCCGCAAATATGCGGGCGTTTTCGTTTGTGCAAGCCTATGGCGTGGCCACGCGCTAGCGCCGTGGTCAATCCGGCGACGCGCCGCATTGCGGCAAGTTGGATATATTGACCGACCGTTCGGTTGTCGATTGGCCGTTCGGTCAAGCAATCCACGCCAGCCCCTTTCCCCTGACGAAAACTCATCTGGAAATCTTGATTTCAAAAAATCAGATTTGATTTGCATTTCGAACCCCCTCTTTGTTTTGGCAAATAGCCCTGAGAGCCGCTGAGAGGCTCCCTGAGCGCCCTAATCGTCTTCTAAGCTGTCCCACTCCCCCTCGATGGCTTCCTCGCCCACAGCGCCCGCTATGAGCGCCGCAGCCTGAGCGTGCAGGTCTTCCACCTTCAGCGTGATCGTGCTCTCTCGTTGCCGCACGTCATACTGCGCGTTCAGCTTACCCGCGATCCACTTATCCGTATCGACCTTGAGTCTGGCCATGTTGACTTCAGCCGGGTCGCTCACGTTCTGTGCGGTATCAACGGCTCGGGCTGCATAGGCATGACCCGCGTTTGCCAACGCCGCCTCATACCTTTCCTTTCTGCCCTTACCTCTGTTGATCCATTGGTAAAACAGGTTGAAGCCCAGATCATACTCAGCGGTCAGCGTCCTGATGCTTTCCCCATCGGCAATGCGCCCGAGGATAACGTCCTCCCCGACCGCATCGAGCCTTGCCATTTTCTGCTCTCCGATTTTACCCATTTTTGCCTTCCTTCACTTTCCACATAACCATCGGCAGTTTTGTTTTGCTTCTGTCCGTGATGCGCTTATCGAGCCACCCCTTTGAGTGCATTGCGCCCAGCGTCGCCGTGATGCTTTTCTTCTGATCTGGAAACTTATCAGCGATCTGCTGCGTCGTCATCTCGCCGTCCATAGCTTCCACGATTTGCTGCTCTACACCTTCCAGCCCGACGGGTGCATCGTGCATGAGCCTGATCTTTTTGGCCATTATGCGTCCGTTCGGGCTGGTGACTTTACGAACCTTGACCCAACCTTTCGCCTCCATCCTGATGATCGTGTTTCTGACGCAGGTATCGGATCGACCTGTCTTCTCCACCAGGTCCGCTGCCACGACCCAGTTCTTTCCACCAGCAACGGCGTCCAGTTCCTTTAGCGCCTGAATGACTGCCGCTTGGTTTTCCAGCGCGCTTTGATTGACGAGCGGTGCGCTTTTCTTCTGCATAGCGCCCCTGACCCTTGCGGCTCGCTTGGCGATTTCCTTGGCGTCCTTTTCAAGAAGCTCGCGATACCTGTCTTCCCCGATCAGCTCGATGATGCGTGGCGCAGTTCCTTTGACGATCTTTGTGGCGACGACGTGGGCTTTGTGGATTGGTGTCAGAGCAAGTGTCATTGTTGGTCTCCTTTGAGGTTGATTATATCACCATGGTTCCAGAACTCTGGCGCACGCATCGTGTAATGACAATTTCATGTGTGCTGTCGTTGTTCAACAAAAATCACCTCGTTTTCCCAACGCGCCAAGTCCCACCCCACCAAGCCCCCAAAACCAGCCTTGGGGACCAAAGGGCGCAAGGGCGCAAAGTTTTCAGTCGCTCTATATAAAAACTGTACACTTCAAAATTTCCCCCTTTTTCTACAGTCTACAGTTTTTTCACTGACTTCTTACTTTTCTTCTCTCTTTGATCCCTAAAGAAGAAAAAGTATAAGAAAATAAGGGAAAAATCAGGGGCGCAAAGTGTTTTACTTTGCGCCCCACTTTGCGCCCTTTGGTCACTTTGCGCCCCTGCCACCATCAAAACGGCACGTCATCGAGGCCTGGCCCAGAGGCGTACCACTCCCTCACCGCCGCCTTCACCCCCTCAGAATCGAGACTTTGCGCCCTTTTGAACCACACATAGTGATGGTTTGCGCCCACCTTAATCCTGCGCCCATCGACCTGCGAAAACCCCATATCGCGCAACACATTCGCCAGTGCGCGCTTCTGTGGAAGCTCCTTCGTGTCAATACACGCGGCGTCACTTAGGTACGTTACATCGAGGATATTTTCGTTCACAATCGCGCAGCGGTAGTCCTCAATCGCCTCCTCAATGGCGACACGATCATCGCTTTTATTCGCTGCCCTCATCTCGGACACCCCCTTGGTCAGAGGTGCTCGACCGTGCGGGTTAAAGTCCGCTGACAACTTGCGGTCCATCAAGAACCGACCGATGGCATCTGCACGCCTCTCTGTCTCTGAGAAGAGCGTGTCAAAGTATCTGGCTGTTTCTGTCTCGCCACCGTGCTGTTCAAACAGGTCCTCTTTCCTGCTCTGCCTGCTAAAGATGACGCAGTAGCGGCGGTCATTATCGCTCATCGGCACCGCGTCCTGGTGGTTAGTGGTCATCATGTACGATGAGAAGTTTGGTGCGTGGTAAGCTGTGCCGCCCTTCGGCTCGACTGCGATGGCGTTGTTCGAGATCATCGGCTTGAGTTGATCGAGAATACGCCACTTGTTAGTGCCGCTGATGCGTATCTCTTCGATGCCAACCAGTCTTGACCCGACAGCCCAATCGTTAAAGGGTCGTTCGATCATCGACGTGTTGATTGTTCTGGCGTTGGTGCCAAGCAGGTACTGCATGACGTTGTAGAAGTACGTCTTGCCGTTACCCTCGACGCCCCAGATCAAAAGGCCCCATCGCACACGGTTCTGCGGCCTCTGGTACACATACGCCATGAAATCAAGAATGATCTCCCGCTCTCGCGGCTCTTCAAACGTGTTTTCCAAATGCTTAAGGAAGAGGTCCACGACGCCCTGTCCGTCCGCGTCGATTGTGGCCGCTGGCTTGATACCGCTGTCGTGGTAACTGTTGACGAACTGTTTGCCCTCGGTCTCGAAGATTTCGGGTTGGCCCGGCCAGTACATTGTTCGCACGACTGTTGGTATTTGCACAAAGGTCAGGGCGTAGGTGGCGGCGTCCATCTCCATTGACGCGCACTCTGGCATTCTGTCGAACTTGGCCCGAAATGCCTCTTTCCTGATCGCGTAATCAGAGACATTCGTGTTCACGAAGAGGCAGTCGGCTTCGGCGTAGACCCATCCTTCCAACCAGTCTGGGGTATCCATGCCCCCATCGTCTCTGGCGATACGCTTGACGACGGGCCTGAAGGCGCTTTTGACTTCACGCAAGCCCATTTTCGCGTCTTTGGCGTAGACCTCATGCACGATCTTGGCCAGCATTGACCTTATGTCCGGGGGCATCTGCACGTCGTTAAGCGCCTGTACGCGCCGCTTGAAGGTATTATAGCTTTCCCGGTCGCAGACTGCCTCTGCCTCTTGTTCGAGCGTCTGTGTGACCCCCTGAGAGCCTTTCTGGACGGCCTCACCCTTGAGACCTCCAACGGCCTTGATAAGCGTGGCCATCGTCACTGGTGAAGCGTGTCCACCAAAGGATTTCCACTTAACCTTCATGTGCCGAGCGTCGTGCTTGCTGGACTTCTCGGACCATTTGACCCATTGATCGAAGCCTTTACCCTCGGTCTGATGGTAGATCGCCATGCCGACACGTAACCAGTCGTCATACTCAAGACCTTCTGCGGGGTAGCTGGCCAAAAGAATGGCGACCTGATCAAGACTAAGATCAAGCGGTTCACTGGCGACTGCGATTGCCAGATCGTCGAGATCGTTGTCTTCAAGCTCACTGGCCTGCACGATACCCCCTGCCGTATGTTCCGGGACGGACCACGGCTCGCCGTCTTGGCGCAGAGACCAAGGCTCAACACCGTGGCGGTGGCTGGGAAGGAACATGAGCTGGTTCATGGTATAGGAGCAGTCGTCGGGATCGCCCAGATCAATGGCGTCACGGATCGCGTTGACGATTGCCGCGTACTCGGTCTCACCCACTGGACGAGAAAGAGGGATTGCCAGCCGAAAGCGCGGGGCCTCTGGTGTGTGGCGGAACGTCGTGTACGCAACGAAGGCTGTGTCAGGTAGTGAAATCTGTAGGCTGAAGCCTATGTCTTCGACGGTGATATCGGGTTCGAGGTCATCGTAATCAAGTATTGCGACTGTCCGCAGGGCGATGTTCGCGGCCCGTCCGACACTCTCGTCTTTGCGCAGCCCGCCGATGATTGCTGCGCGCTTGATGCTCTCTTCCTTAGAGGCGTACCCAACTGACCTGGTAAGCGACTTGGTGAAGGTCGCCCAGTCGGTCTCACGGGTCTCGGCATGTGCGAAGTTTTTGCAATATGTGAATTTAAGCATCATCGTCGGACCCTTTTGCAGACTGAAGAGATGTGAAAACCTCTTGAAAATCAAACCTGTAATGTCCGTTCGGGAGTTTGATCGAAGGTATGAGGTTGTCGTTGGCGAGTCGCAAAACGGTGTTCTTCGTCACCCCTAGCGCCCTCGCAAGTTCGCTTGATCTCATCATTTGACTGTTCCGTATCGTTGCGTATTGACGTAAATCGTTGCATATCGTATAGCCAATCGGCAAGCAAGAAAAGGAAGCCTAGAATGTTAGAAGAAGAAATCGTCAAGCTGCGCCAAGCCGTCCAAGCGTTGACCGCTCAGCTTGCAAACTTTCAGGTGATGGGCGCTGCACCAAAACCTGTCGCTACACCAGAACCTGTCGCTGAACCAGAACCTGTCGCTGAACCAGAACCTGTCAGCAAAGACGCTATCACCATGGCGGAATTGCATGAGATTGCCTTGGTGGTATCGCGCGAAAAGGGGCCCAAGTTTGTGAAGAGCATCCTTGGTGAGTATGGTGGGAAACGCATTGGTGTTATAGGCGCGGTCCACTATCCGGCAATCAAAGCGGCTTTTGAAAAGGCGTTGGCGGAATGACAGCTCATGCAAAACTTGGTGCCAGCAATGCGCACCGCTGGTTGGTCTGCGCCGGATCGGTTGGTGCCGAAGAGGGTCTTGAAGATAAAACGTCTTCCTTTGCCGAAGAGGGTACTCTGGCGCATGAGATGGCCGAGTCGTGCTTGGCTATCGCTCATAGCTACCCCGAGCATGTGGATTTCGACGATTGGCCGCTTTATGCGCAAGTGAAGTCTGAGGAGTATCTGACGCACATTGTCGATGACCCCGAGATGGGTGGTCACGTTGCTATGTACGTTGACTACGTTAATCGCCTGATTGCTGATTGTGATCTGTATGCGATTGAGCAGCGGGTGGAGTACAGCGATTGGGTGGATGGTGGATTCGGGACAGCCGACGCCATTGTGTTGTCCGGGAACGTCCTGCACGTCTGCGACTTGAAATACGGGATGGGTGTGCGTGTCGATGCGGAAGATAACCCGCAAGGGATGCTCTACGCTCTGGGGGCTTACGCCAAGTACTCAAAGAGCCACGTGATCGATGTTGTGCGGATCGCTATTGTGCAACCTCGCCTTGATCACATTAGCGAATGGGAGATCAGCGTAGAGCGGCTGCTTGGCTGGGCTGAATGGGTAAGCCAAAGGGCCGAGGCAACGCAGGAGGAAAACGCCGAGCGGGTGCCGGGAGAAAAACAGTGTAGGTTCTGCAAGGCTAAGGCAACATGTGCTGCGCTGAAGGATTACACTGAGTCCATCATCATGGCGGACTTCGACGATCTTGATGATCTGCCGAAGGCTAACACGCTCAATGACGACGCCCTGCGCAAGGCCTTAGACGCCAAGCCCCTGATCGAAGGCTGGTTGTCTGCTGTTGAGCGTGTCATCAAAGAGCGGTTGGAGGGCGGCGATGGGTTCTCAGGGTATAAACTGGTGGAGGGTCGGTCGCAGCGCAGATGGACTAACGAGAAAGCTGCTCAAACTGCTTTGGTTGACCTGGTGGGGGAAGATAAGGCGTTTAACGTGAAATTGATCAGCCCGTCGCAGGCCGAGAAGGTGCTTGGCAAAAGCCGCAAGGGGGATATCGAAGGGCTGATCACCAAGCCGAGCGGTGCACCAACCTTGGCCCCTGAAACAGATAATCGCCCAGCGATCAATTTGAGCGCTGACGACTTTGACGTGATTGACGAGTGAGGCGCCTGTTCGGCGCAACAACCAAGCCTAGAAGGATAAAATCATGGCTAAAATCAAACTGAACAATGTCCGTCTTTCATTTCCGAGCCTGTTTCGGAAGGCCGTGTTCTCCGGTGAAGAGACCAAGTTCGAGGCCACGTTCCTGCTCGACAAGCAGGAGCACGCTGCCAAGATTGCCGAGATCGAGGCGGCGATTGATCGGATGCTGCAAGAGAACTTGAAAGGGGTAAAACTCAAGGAAGACAAGATTTGTCTCAAGGATGGTGACGATATCGACTACGACGGCTACGCCGGGAAAATGTCGATCAAGGCGTCGAACAACAAGCGCCCGAAGGTGCTTGATCGGGACAAGACGCAGCTAACCGAAGATGACAATCGCATCTACGCTGGCTGTTACGTCAACGCAGTGATTGAACTCTGGGCGCAGAACAACCAGTGGGGCAAGCGCATCAACGCGAATTTGCTTGGCGTGCAGTTCTTCAAAGACGGGGAACCGTTCTCGGACGGCGCGGTTGCGACTGACGATGATTTCGACGTTTTTGACGATGATGAAGAGGACTTCATGTAAGGTCTCTCGGGGCCACCTGGTAACGTGTTGCCGAAGGTGGCCCCACCTAAAATTTGCCGAGAAATGGAGGACACCCCTCATGGCGCTCATTCTTGACGTAGAATGCTACACTAACTTTTTTTTGATTTGCTTCATGGACACAGAAAGCGGCAAGACCGGCTCTTTCCAGATGCACGAAGACAAACCTCTGAATGTGTCAAAGGTCGCGCATCTTATGCGTTCCTATACGACCGTTGGGTTCAACAGCTTGAGTTATGACCTGCCGATGATTGCTGCGGCGCTGGAAAACAGGTCGTGTGAAGAACTCAAGGAGATCAGCGACAAGATTATCGGGAGCAACCTGCCGGGCTGGCGGGTCTTGCGAGATATCGGTGTTAATGTGCCGCAAGCGTGGGACCATATCGACATTATTGACGTGTTACCTGGTAGGGCTAGTCTGAAGGTGTACGCGGGCCGAATCAGCTACCCCAAGTTACAAGACCTACCCATCGAACCTTTTGCAATGGTGACACCAGAGCAGCGGGAGCAGCTTAAGGCGTACTGCATCAATGACGTGCGAGTGACTGCAAAGCTGTATGAGATGATGGCAAAGCAGATCGCTTTGCGCGTGGATATGGGGGAACAGTATTCTGTGGACCTGCGCTCGAAGTCGGACGCGCAGATAGCCGAGACAGTTCTAAAGCACGAGATCGAAAGCGTAAGCGGCAAGACGCTGCGTCCGCAGAAAGTACGCGACGACGCGACGTTCAGATACCTTGATCCGAAAATCATCAGGTTTGAGACCGATCAGCTTGCGCAAATACTCAAGCGCGTCTTGGCTGAGGGGTTTGAACTGTCAGGCAATGGTTCAATCAAACTGCCGGAGTGGCTCAAAGATACGCGCATCAAAATAGGTTTGAGCGAGTACCAGATGGGGATTGGCGGGCTACACTCATGCGAGAAAGGGCGAACAGTAATTGCAGGGTCGGATCATATCTTGGCGGATTTCGACGTGGCCTCGTACTATCCAAGCATCATTCTTCAACAAAAGATCGCCCCGGATAACATGGGGGACGATTTCACACAGATATATAAAAGCATCGTTGAACGCCGCATCGCCGCGAAGCGCGCTGGCGACAAGACGACTGCCGACACCTTAAAAATTGTCGTCAACGGTTCGTTCGGTAAGTTGGGAAGCAAATACTCGACGCTCTACGCCCCCAACCTGTTGATCCAGACCACACTTACAGGACAGTTTGCTTTGCTGATGTTGATTGAGCGCATGGAGAAGATCGGCGCGTCGGTGGTCAGCGCGAACACAGACGGGATTGTCGTCTTTGCTCCGAAGACGCTTCAAGACGATATTGAGGACGTGATCTTCTGGTGGCAGATTGACACGTCGTATGAGCTAGAGCGCAGTGATTATTTGGCACTCCATAGTCGTGACGTGAACAACTACGTCGCCGTGAAAGCTGACGGAACCTACAAAGCGAAGGGGGTCTTTTCTGAGCCAGGGCTTATGAAGAACCCGCAGTTCCCGATTGTGTCAGAGGCCGTGGCCAAACACCTGAGCGGGCAGGGGGACTATCGTGACGTGATAAAGTCCTGCAAGGACATTGGGCGGTTCGTGATGCTGCGCAAGGTCACTGGTGGAGCCATGTGGCGCGATGAGTCGTTGGGTAAGGCCGTGCGGTTTTACTACAGCACAGAGGTCGGGTCGGACGAGACGATCAGCTACGCTAAGAACAGCAACAAGGTGCCGCAGTCCGATGGGGCCAGGCCATGTCTTGATCTGCCAGATAATTTCCCACAGGACGTTGATATTGAGCGGTACGTTGGGATGGCGCAAATGGTGTTTAAGCAAGTGGGGGTGAACGATGCTTGAGCGCGACATTGAGCGGGCGTTTGTGCAACGCGTTAAGGCTCTTGGCGGGATGGCTGAGAAATTCGTTAGCCCTACACGCAGGGCTGTACCTGACCGCATCGTCACGCTGCCTGGAGGGCGCATCATATTTGTAGAATTGAAGGCCCCTGGGAAAAAGCCAACAGACCTTCAAGCCCGAGACCATGAGCGCCGTCGCGCTCTGGGTTGTGATGTGAGGGTGATTGATAGCATGGAGGCGGCTCGTGCTTTCGAGGGGTGATCTGCATAAATATCAAGAGCGCGCGGTAGACTTCATCTTGAAAGAGCAGCGCGGGATGCTGGCCCTCGATATGGGGCTTGGGAAGAGTGTTTCCACGCTAACAGCCATCAGCGACATGCTTGGTGCTATGATTGCAAGCAAGGTGCTGGTCATAGCCCCACTACGTGTTGCGAATAGCGTGTGGGCGCAGGAGGCTGGCGCGTGGAGCCACCTTAACCATTTGAGGGTGTCAGTATGCACAGGGCCGGAGAAGGCCCGCAGGGCGGCTCTCAGCCTCGATGCGGACGTGTACGTTATCAACCGCGAGAACATCATGTGGCTGGTCGAAAATTACGGACGCCGATGGGATTTCGACACGGTGGTCATTGACGAAAGTTCGTCGTTCAAGAACTCGTCCAGCAAGCGTTTCAAGGCCCTCAAGAAGATGTTGCCAGCGATTGAGCGTATGGTGCTGCTAACGGGTACACCATCGCCAAACGGCTTGCTGGACATATGGCCGCAGATGTACCTGATCGACTACGGCCAGCGCCTTGGCCGCACTCTGACGGGATACAAGCAGCGCTTTTTTGAGCAGGACTATATGGGGTATCGGTACACCCCTCGCGCCGGGTCTGCGGACCGCATTCACGAACTGATCGGTGACAAGGTAATCCATATGGCGGCTGAAGATTATCTTGATCTGCCTGACCGGATTGACATTGAGCAGCGCGTTGACATGCCACCGAAGGCGTTGGCTGATTACAAGGCATTCGAGCGTACGATGCTCGCCAAACTAGAAGGCGAAGTGGTCGAGGCGACAACTGCGGCGGTGCTGGCCAACAAGCTGCTCCAATGGTCGAACGGCGCAATGTACACCGACGAGAACAAAAACTGGTCAGAGACGCACAAAGCTAAGCTGGACGCGCTTGCGGATATTGTTGACGACAACGAGGGCGAAAACATCCTCGTTGCGTACAACTACAAAAGCGATCTTGAGAGATTGCTTGCGCGCTTTCCGCAGGCGCGTGTCTTGGATAAGCAACAAGATACGATTGACGCTTGGAACCGTGGGGAAATCCAAATGCTGCTGGCCCATCCGGCTTCGGCTGGCCACGGGCTAAACTTGCAGCGCGGTGGGGCCTTATGCGTTTGGTTTGGGCTGAACTGGTCTCTTGAGTATTACCAGCAATTCAACGCAAGATTGCACCGGCAAGGACAAACCCGGCCAGTGCGCATCGTGCATGTTGTGTGTAAGGACACAATTGACGAGAGGGTGCTTGGTGTTTTGCGAGACAAGGACGCCGTGCAGGGCGCGTTGTTAAACGCTCTTAAGCCCTAACCATCTGTCCCCATCTCCCCTGCCAGAGCCAAGTAACCGCAGGCATCGACGTAGCTATCGAGGTGCGGACCGTTTGCGAGGCGCGCGATCTTCATCAGCGCCATCATGTTGGCGGCGTCAACGGGCGTGATCACCACTTCGTGCTCAAGGTATGCGGTCCACAGATCGCCAATGCGCTTGAAGCTATCTTCTGGCGGGCCGTAGTGGTCTTGGCGGTCGCCGTTGATCAAGCCGTCGGCAGTTTTCAGGATTTCAGATCGCTTCATTTGCTATCTCCTTCAGCAGCGG